ACATAATATACAGTTTGACAGCTTCAGCTGATCGACCTGCCCTGATCGGGCGATGGTCAAAAACCACTTTGAAAAACAGGCGATTGCGCGGTACGCACCACCGCATGGTGAGCTTGCCACTGCGCATTCGATAACGCCTGCCCCAAGCCGGTCAACCGGCGCCCAGGTGACGCCATGATCGGATGGTGGAGGGCGCATCACGGGATCGCCACCGACGCCAAGTACGCAACGGTGCGTGACCGCGCCGGCGATGGTGTGACAGTCGGGCATGTGGCCGCCATCTGGATGGCGGTGCTCGATGGTGCCTCGCAGGCGAAGCCGCGCGGCAACACCAGCAACTTCGATGCGGAGACGTTGGCCACGTGCTACGGCTGGCCGCAGGATCTGGTGGAGCGCGTGTTCGCCGCCTTCCAGTCGAAGGGGATGCTGGATGCCGATGGTTTCGTGGCGAAGTGGCCGGATCGCAACCCGGTCAAGTTCGACAACACGGCCACGGAACGGAAGCAACGGCAGCGTGCACGCGAAAAGCAGCGGGCGGCTGGTAAGCCGGTAGAACCGGCTGTTGGGCTTAATGGTCACGACATGTCACGCCGTGACGCCGTGACCGTCACGATGTCACATTCCGTCACGCCGACAGAGGAGAAAGAGCAAAGCAAAAGCTCTTTCTCCGATAGCTCTAAGCAAGATACAAACACCTCGCTAAAGTCAGATACACCGCGCATCGTGCGCGAGCGCGGACGCGCGTTCATTAATCCCGGTGAATTCTGGACATGGGCCGAAGCCAGCGGCGTCCCCATGACATTCGGCCTGCGGCGTTTCCAGGCACGAAACCTCGGCGAGTGGATTACCCGAGGCCTGACTGACGAGCAGGCGGCCGAAGCACTGAAGCGCGCGCGCGCAGCAAGGCAGCGCACCGGGAACGCTGCGCCGGTGAATCTCGGATATCTGGCGTGCTTCCTGGAGGAAGTGCTGGCAGGCGTACCGCCGCGGGACGAACAGCAATCGGGAGGTGGCAATGAGCGAGGTGACGAACTCAGCCGCGAATTCGCTCGCGTTGGTTGACCACGAAGAACTGCGCATGGCCGTGGCCGAGCTGTTCTGCGTGTTCAAGCGCAAGTACGGATATCGCTGGCGGGATCAGTTCGAGGATCCACAGGCGCGGCCAGTGTGGTTCGCATCGTTGCGCGCGGCGGGCGTCACTGCCGCTGCGGTGAAGGTTGGCCTGGCCACGCTGTCGAAGGTTGGCAACGGCTGGCCGCCGAGCGACGAGGATTTCATCCGGCATTGCCTGCCGACCGCACCGACGCTGGCGCAGGCGATGGACGAGGCTGGGCGCTGGTCACGTGACACCACGGGCAAGTTCGCATTCAGCCATCCAGCGATCGGCGCGGCGGCACGTGACGTTGGCGCCTGGTCTTTCCGGTCCAAGTCGGCCAACGAACTGCGGCAGGCGTTCGACCGTGCGTACAGCACCGCGCTGAACCTGCATGCGCGCGGCGTTGACCTGAGCGTGCCGTTGCCGAAGGCGTTGCCTGCGGAGGTGCGGACACCGATCGACCACAACGCTCCGGAGCCTGCAGCCGTGGCTGCGGAACGGGCGAAGATCGCTCGCCTGTTGGGGCTCGCATCATGAGTCGCCGCGCAACCGTTGTTCTGTGGCTATCCACGCTTGCCACTGCGCTGGCCGATGGATGGCGATGCGGTGCGGTTCGACCCGCTGGGCGCTCGCTTTGCGTCTCATGCCTACGTGAGAATGGCACGAAGTCGGATGCAGGCCTCGCCGGAATCAGCAGTGGCGCGGGTTGCAGCCGTGCGGGATGGGGCGGTGCAGGACACCCCCCACCGAAAGCAGGCCGCCTGCCGGGCCGGCGCCTTACCTGGTTGGCCCTCGAAAAAATGGAGGCGGTTTCAGCTTTCGCTGGTGGGGGCGCGGGGGAGGTGGTGCATGGCTGACTTGGCGCCAGTGCCCGCCGGTCTGGAGTTGGAGCCGCAGGAACTGCAGCTGCGCGCGACCATCATGGGCGAAGGCGGCCGGCTGGCCGCGGCGCTGCGCGCGCTGGAAGCGCAGCCGTGGCGCGATGGCACGTGGTTGCGGACGTGCTGGCGGTGGGTGCAGTGCCTGCTGGTGGTGCGCGGCTTCCGTGGTGCCACGACGGTGACCGACTACGTGGAGGCCGTGATCCGGTTCGGCACGTGGCTGGATGCGCAGCGGCTGGACCTGCGCGGCGTGAAGGCGCGCGATCTGGACGCGTGGCAGCGGTCGTTGTACGTGGAGCGCCGGCTGTCCGCGGCGACGCGCCGGCTGGCGCTGATGGCGGTGCGCAGCCTGTACAGCTACCTCGCCACGCGCGACGAGGTGCCGGACGTGACGAAGGGCTATGCCGCGCCGAAACGCGTGGTGACCCAGGCGCGCAAATACAGCTCCGCACAGCTGCGGGCGATGTTCGACGCGGTGAAGCTGACCAAGGACGAGCGTCAGCAGCAGCGCGACCGCGCCATGTTGCTGCTGCTGCTCGCTGGCGGCCTGCGCCGCGAGGAGATTGCCAGCCTGCGCATCGACCAACTGGAACTGCGCAGCGACCGCAAGGGCGCGGTGCACGTTTTCGGCAAGGGCTCCAAGGAACGCACCGTGCCGATCGAGGGGCCGGTGGTTCGCCAGCTGGTGCTGTGGCTGGAAATGCGCAGCCGGATCGACAACCTCGCCACCGATGCGGTGTTCCTGACGCTGGCGCGCCGCGTGAGCGGCACGGCGATGTCGGTGCGGGCCGTCGAGCGCATCGTGAAGCGCGTGGCCAAGACTGCCGGCCTTGGCTCGTGGGGCGTGCACCGGTTCCGCGTGACCTTCGCCACGATGCTGTACGACGACGGCACCGACATCGAGCGCATCCGCGTGCTGATGGGCCACGAGTCCATCGAAACCACTCGCCGCTATCTCGCGGTGAGCCAGCGCATGAACAAACACACCCTGAAGGCACACCGCCAGCACGCCGCGCTGGGCACGGTGCCCGACGACATGCCCCTGTGGGCGCAAGACATCGAGCGGAGGAAACATGGAACCAGCATTCTCCCGGGCCGGTGAGTCGCCCACCACGTTCGAGCTGCACCTGGTGACCAGCGCGCAGCTCGGCCTGCCCACCCAGCCGAAGGAACAGTGGATTGCGCTGGCGCAGCGCATCGGCCTGGCGTCGGTGATGGCCGTGCTGGACGAGTTTGGCGATGCGTCGGTGTGGGTGCCGTCGCGCTCCGGCCTGCTGCAGCCGCTGTGGGCGGAACTGCGCGAGCGCGAGGTGGCGCGCCTGCGTGCCGAGGGCGAAAGCATTTCCGAAATTGCCCGCAAGCTCGGCGTGCACCGCCGCACCGTGAACCGCGCGCCCCTGCATGGCGGCGCGCACCCCCGTCGTGAGATATCCGCGAAATGAACGAGAACACCGAAAAACCGCGCCGGCCGTACACCATGAGCGAGGCCGCGCTGGAGCAACGCCGCAACAACCTGCCCGCCGCTGCGGCGGCGGCCACGGGCCCGCTCACCACCGAAGGCAAGGCGGCCAGCAGCCGCAACGGCTGGAAACATGGCCGCTACAGCGCGGTGAACCGTGCGCAGTTCGGCCTGGGCGCCAATTCGCTGGCCAAGATGTTCGGCAAGCCGTGCGTCACCACGTGCCCGTTCCACCCGGACAACCCGGACCGCACCGAGGCGCCGTGCAGCCTGGTGCTGGATGGGCTCACGCATGCCGGCGGCAGCTGCCTCGACAAGACCGTGTACGTGCATGCGCTGGATGCGCTGATGGGCGCCTTCACCGAGGGCGACATGGACGGCATGCACGGCCTGCTCGCCACCGAGATGGCCGGCAACATGCAGCTGCTGCGGCAGATCCGCGAGGACATCGCGGAGCGCGGCATGGTGATCGAGATTCCCATCGTCACCAAGGACGGCGTGGTGGTGCGCGACAACGATGGCAAGCCGATGGTGGGCGAAGTGCGCGCCAACCCGATGCTGTCGCACCTGATCAAGTTCAACGAGTCGCTGGGCATCAACTTCGCCGAGCTGATGGCGACGCCGAAGGCACGCGAGCGGCTGAAGGATGAAGACGCCGCCGCCGATGGCCTGCAGGCGATGCTGGGCGCGATCTTCAACCGCGCGCAGCGGCGGCTACCGGCACGCGCGACAGAGGACGACGACGCATGATCGCGTTCGCCTTGTGGCTGATCTTCGGCGGGGCGGTGACGTTCGTAACGAACCTGCTGCTGGTGCGTGGCGCGCGCCGTGCACAGTGCCGGCGCGATGCCGACATGGCGCGGCTCACCGAGGCCTGCACGCACATGCAGCGCGCCGCCGATGGTTTCCGCGAGCTGTACCTGCGCGAGTTGGCACGCAACCAGCCGGCCATGGCCGAACACCTGCGCCGCAAGTGGGCGGTGCAGAACGCGCCGCTGCACGTCGCCCAACTGCTGGAGCGCGCCAAGCATGGCTAAGCGCCGCCTGCCCACCGCCGACCACAACGTGTTGCGCCAGATGGACGAGCGCGGCGTGTTCGCGCCCGAGGAATTCGAGGCGTGGCTGTGCGCTCGCGGTTGGGCGTGGCAGGCGCTGGGCCGCGGCGACTACGGCGTGACGCTGGAACAGGCCATGTTCCTGTTCGTGTTCGAGGATCCGGTGCGCTGGGCGGAAACGTTCATGATCGAGCCGCGCACCGGCGAGCCGTGGCAGTTCTTCGACTACCAGCGCGAGAGCGTGCGCAGCTGGTGCCAAGACGTGGTGCACCAGGACGGCGCCGAGGTGGGCAAGACGCGCGAAATCACCGTGCTGATCCTGTGGGGCCAGTGCAGCAGCATGGGTTTCACCGTTCGGCGCCCGTGGATGCTGGTGGGCGCGCCGCAGCAAACGTTCCTTGACGAGATCATCCTGGCGATCGAGGGGCAGGTGGGCGCGCAGGAAGGCGGCGACAGCGCCAGGGGTTCACTGCTCAGCCAGTTCTGGTTGAAGCCCAAGCGCACCCCGCACACCATGCAGCGCTTCCTCACCATCCCGCTCGGCGCGACCGAAAAGCCCGGCATCGGCCGTGTGTATTACCGGCCCGCCGGGCACGATGGCGAGGCATTCCGCGGCGTGCACGTCAACGCCATGCTGCTGATGGACGAGGCGGCCAAGCTGAAGCGCGCCGTGCAGTGGTCGGAGTTCTGGCGCGGCGGTGAGCCGGGTTGCGTGCGGCGCATCTACAGCGTGCCGGACGGCGACCGCAGCACGGAGTTCTTCCGCCTCACCCAGCAGGCGCAGTTGGAATTGCCCGTGCAGAAGAAGGGCTGGCGCCTGTTCCACTGGCCCAAGACCGTGATGCCGGCGCCGTTCTGGAGCGCGGAGCGCGATGCGGAGTTCGTGCGGCTGTTCGGCGGCCGGCATACGCCAGGCTACAAGCGCAACGTGCTGGGCGACTGGGGCGAGGCCGAGAACCCGGTGTGGAGCTGGGATCTGCTGCTGCCCAACGTGCACGAGCTGCCCGACTACCGCGTGCTGGAACTGAGCGTGGATCGCCAGCGCGGCGAGTTGAGCGTGGTCGTGAAACGTGTGGTTCTCCACGTGGAACAAAATCGCAAGGCCGGCACCTACGAATGGCTGCTGGACACCACCGTGTCGTTGGCGCCGTTCGCCAGCCGCGACGATGCGGAGCGGCGCGACGCCATGCGCAGCCTGTTGCGCGAGCACCTGCCGCCGGCATCGGCCGGCGTGTACTGGGCCGGCGCCGACCTGGGCGAAATGAACGACCCCACCGAAATCATCATCAGCGAGCAGCGCGGCCCGGTGCTGTGCGACCAGCTGCGCGTGCATGCCAGTGGCGTGGATTACTACATCCAGCGCGAACTGCTCTACTGCCTGCACGAGCTGTTCGGCGGCAGGCCGCACTGGGGCGTGGACCTGGGCAGCGCCGGCACCGTGGTGGTGAAAGACCTGCAGACGCTGAGCACCTACGACGCCGCGCGTTTCGATGAAACCATGACCGGCTTCCAGTTCAGCAACGCGGTGGACTGCATCGGCGAGGACGGCGAGCCGCTGGTGGACCGCGCCCGCGACGACGGCGACGGCGAAACCATCGTGCGCGCCCCCGCCAAGCACTGGGCCACCCAGTGCATCACCCAGCGCCTGCAGTCCATCGGCTACGCGCTGGCCTACGACATCGACGTGCTCAACCACATGACCAACCACACCGCGCGGCAGGGCACGAAGTGGCCCATCTACGCGAAGAAGGACGACCATGACATCGACGCGCGCCGCATGCAGATGCTGCGGAAGCTGTACGACGACGTGGGCGGTGAGGTGGATGTTTTCAGCTGCGGAGCGGAGGCGAGGGCGGCATGAGCCTTCGGCTTCATCCCATCTCAATCACCGCGGCGAATGCCGTGGTCGGTGCATGGCACCGTCATCATCGGCCGGTGGCTGGCGCGAAGTTCGCAATCTCGACGGTCGATGCCGATGGAATCGTTGTCGGCGTGGTGATCGTTGGAAGGCCGGTTGCTCGCGCATCCGATGATGGATTCACCGCCGAGGTAACGCGCTGCTGCACCGACGGGACGCGCAATGCCTGTTCGATGTTGTACCGGGCTGCATGGCGAGCTGCCGCCGCGATGGGCTATCGCCGGCTTGTTACCTACACCCTTGCCAGCGAAACAGGCGCTAGCCTGCGCGGCGCTGGTTTCAAGTTGCTCGGCCAGCGCGGCGGCGGATCGTGGAATTGTCCATCCCGCCCGCGTCTCGACAAGCACCCCACCGAAAAGAAGTTTGCATGGGAGATTGCGGCATGAACATCAACCCCCGCACCTGGTTCACCGGCCGCAAGTCCAACGACATCGGCAGCAGTGCGCTGGCGCGCGCGGCGATGGCGATGGGGCCGTGGACGCCGCAGATCAACGGCTTCGTGCCGCGCGAGGTGAACCCGTGGTTTCTGGAGGCCTTGCGCAGCTCGCTGGGCGTGTTGGATGGCGCCATCAATCGCCTGGTGACGATGGACGGCATCGTGGCGGTGGAGGGCGGCAACGACAAGCTGACGCAGCTGATCCAGCGCGAGCTGATCGATAGCATCCCGGTGGGCGACTTGCAGACCGGCCTGCAGGCGTTCTACGCCGCTCAGGGCGGCGAGATGTACGAGCAGGGCTGCACGATTGGCGAGATGGTGTTCGACCGCCGCGGCCGCGAGCTGATCGGTCTGCGCGTGGCGGACAGCAAGGGCATCCTGTTCCACCGCGACATGGACAATGGCCAGTTGCAAACCTGGTACCTTCCGCCGATGCCGAACACCTACGGCCGGCGCGATGGCACCGACGCGATCGAACACGTGCTGCGCAACAACGGGCGGCAGCTCAATGCGCAGGTGATCCAGGGCAAGGGCTACACCTTGCTTGACCCGGCGCGCATCGTGTACGCCTCGTTCAACCACGAGAACGACCAGCCCTACGGCGTGAGCCTGCTGCGCGGCATCGAGTTCGTGGGGCAGATCCTGCTGAAGATGCACAACGCTACGGGGCAGGCGTGGGACCGCTTCGGCGACCCGATTTTCCACATCGCTTATAAGACCAAGAACCGCGCACTGAAGGATGGTTCGCTCGACAAGCGCCGCGCGCAACTGGCGAATGACCTGCAGACCGCGCTGAACGCGAAGCGCAGCGGCAACAGCGCCGACTTCACCACCGCCGTCGCTGCGGATGACGACGTGGCGGTGAGCATCATCGGCGGCGACGGCAAGGTGTTGAGCATCGAAATGCCGGCGCGGCACATGCTGGAGCAGGTGCTGGCCAAGGTGGGGCTGCCGCCGTGGATGCTCGGCATCCAGCTGGGCACCGCGGAGCGCATGGCCGACAACCAGGCGGAGGTGGTGCTGCAGGAAAGCAAGACCCGCTGGGAGGCCCGCGGACCGGGCCTGAACCGCGTGGTGGAGACGTGGTTGCGCGGCCGTGGCCTCACCTGGCGGCCGGGCGACTGGAAGCTGGTGCAGAACCTGCCGAACCTGCGCGACGAGCTGAAGCGGGCGCAGGCTGCGTTCCTCAACGCGCAGACGCAGATGATGCTGGCCAACAGCGGCGGCGCCAATCCGGCGTTCGATACTGGGACCGATCGCAATACCGGCAACGATGCGCCGCCTGGCTCGCCCGCACCGGCCAAGCCGCGCAAGGATGCGGCACTGGTGCTGGAGAGCTTCGCCGACCCCGTGGTGCGGGCCGCGCTCAAGGCGCTACTGGCCCAACCTGCTGCCAACTGCGACCACGGCAAGGCCGCCACCGGCACCGCCCCGGCCGAGCCGTGGGCCGTGGACGACCCCAACCTTCCGCGCATCGAAGGCGCGGCCATCAGCACGCTGCTGACAGCCTGGGCGAAACTGCGCGACGATACGCTGCGCACGCTGGGCCTGCCCACCGGCACGGGCAAGGCCGGCGAGGTGGCATGGAGCTTCGACGCCATGGCGTGGCTGAATCAGCTGCAGCAACTGCTGGAGGTGTTCATCGTGAGCAACGGCAGCAAGGACAGCGCTTTCGTCGCGCAGGTGTTCGAGGCCTGGGTGCGCGGCGTGGAGAACGCCGCTGCCAGCGTGGACCGCGAGGCCGAGGCAGCGACGGTGATCATGCAGTCGCGCGAAGCGGCCAAGACCGGCATCGCCGATCGCATCAGCGCGCAGTTCCGCACCACCGCGATGCGCACCTACACCGACGACATCATCAAGATCCTCGAAGACGGCAGCTACAACGGCCAGAGCCCGAAAACAGTGGCCTATGCGCTGAAAAAGCGCTTCAAGGGCCACGACTATGACTGGGAGCGGCTGGCCAGCAGCGAGCTGGCACTGGCGCAGAGCCGAGGCCAAGAGGACATGCTGATGGCGGACGGCTACGAGTGGTACGACTTCGACGCCGCCAGCGATGCCTGCCCGATCTGCAAGGCGAAGGCTGAAGGCGGGCCGTACAAACTCGGCGAAGGCCCGCTACCGATGCGCGATACGCACCCCGAGTGCCGCTGTGCCATCAAGGTGAACCTGGACGGCCCCACCACCGAGTGATGCGGAAAAGGGTGCGCGCGCCTGCATGGATGCGCGCACCCTGATGCGGTTGTGATGCGCTCCACGATGCGAGCAACGCATGCGGGAGCCGCAATGGACAAGACGCAGATCACCACGTTGTTGACCGGTTCGGTGACGGACATTGCCGCCGCGCTCGGCACGCTCGACCGCGAATCGCTGGTGGAGCTGCAGGCGCAGGAGATTGCCGGCGGCAACCGCAGCACCCTGCTCAAGGCCATCGATACCGCGCTGGTGGCGCTGGACGATGGCGACGACAAACCTCCGGTGGTGGACGGCACCCCCGGCACGGGCGGACTCCCCCCGCCCGTGCCGGGGAATGCTCCGGCCAAGGCCGTGAAGGAGCCCGATCCCGAGTGGATGGCGCCGGACTACGCCGGCGCGCTGAACGGCGAGCAGGCCGCGTGGCGCGTGGCGAACCTCAAGCCGGCGCGCAAGGTGTCCACCAAGTGAGCCTGCAGCAGAAAGCGCTGGCGCTGCACGTCAAGGCCGCCACCGCGGCCGACGATGCCACGCTGACCGCGATCCGCCAGTACACGCTGCGCGACTTCACCGCCGACGAGCTGCAGATCCGCGACTACGCGCTGGCGCACAACTGCATCGACCGCGACAACGAAGTGTTCGATGAGGCGGTGCTGGACGACTTCGGCCGCACGCTGCCGGGCAAGGGCGTGTACATCCGCCACCCGACCAGCTGGCAGGGTGACGGCGGCCCGGCCGAGGGCCGCGTGTTCGAGGCGAACACGCAGACCATGAGCCTGGACGAGCTGCGCACGCTGCTCAACGAGCCCGACCTGCAGCTGCCGCCCGACCGCACCACCGCGAAGCTGCTCACTGCCCGCGCGTTCTTCGCCAAGACCCCGGACAACGCCAGCCTGCTGATCAAGCAGGACGCCGGCATTGCCGGCGACGTGTCCATTGGCTTCAGCGCGCAGGGCACCACGCCCATCCGCGATGCCAGCGGCAACGAACTGACCGCGCGCCGCTGGATGGCACCCGCGAAAGCCATGGAGATGTCGCTGGTGTGGCTGGGCGCGCAGCCCGGCGCACGCGCCATCAAGTCCGCCAGTACCGACAACCCCCCGGAGCAGACCATGAACCTGACCCCCGAACAGATCACCGCGCTGCAGGCCAAGGCTGCCCAGAGCGAAAAGGATACCGGCGTGCTCGCCGCACTGAAATCCGCGCTCGGCGATGCCGATGCGGTGCTGCTGGGCACGCCGAATGCGCTCAAGGCGCTGATCGCCGATGCCCGCGCGTTCAAGGCGGCGCTGATCGCCGACGTGGTGGCGCTGGAGCGCCAGCTCAAGATCTGCGGCGACACCGACGAGGCCGTGAAGGACGCCAAGGCGTTCCACGAGGATCTGCCGGTGGCGAAGCTGCAGGCCATGGTGAAGGGCTACGAAAGCCGCCTGCCGGGCACCGGCGCCATGAAGGGCGCTGCGACCAACACCGGTGCGCCGGGCTCCCAGCAGCCGCCCGAGGATTCCCCCATCAACAACGCGGCCATCGCGTAACTGGAGACGATCATGGGCCTGCAACTCCGTAGCCCGGCCTCGCAGATCAAGACCCTGCAGGCCACCGCCACTGTCGCCACCAACGCGCATATGCCGGTGGCGATCAACGGCCACATCCTGATTCCCACCGACTACGCCGTGGCGAACGCCATCAACGGCTTCGTGTACGAGTCGGAAATCAGCGATGCGCCGAAGGCCGCCGTGGCCTGGGGCATCGGTGACGCCCTGTACTGGGATGCCGTCGCTGGCGCCGTGACCAACGTGTCCGCCGGCAACACGGCCATCGGCCGCGCGCTGGCGCCGGCACTGGCGGGCGATGCCACCACGGGCCTCGTGGCCTACAACGCCTTCGCATCGTAAGGAGCGCCCACATGCGCACGTTCTGCAAGTTCGACAAGCTCGGCGCCATCGCCGACCACAAGGGCCAGGTGAAGGCGCTGGCGCAGGCCATCGACACCGAGTTCAGCCTGCCGGCGATCTACGCCGAGCTGGGCGGCACGCCCCGCATCGCCACCATCGACGGCGTGAAGGTGCTGGGTGCCGCCGGCGGCGTCGCCACCATGCCCAGCGAGGCGCGCATCAAGTCCTATCTGGCGCAGAAGTGGGCGGTGCCGGGCGACAACCCGAACCTGGTGGACCCGCTGAACCGCGTGGTGGAGATGTTCCACTCCAACATGCCCGACATGGACAGCGGCTACACCGCGATCTTCGATTTCGTGGACATGCGCAGCAGCCAGCTGGACCGCTTCGACATCCTCGATGCGAACAACGGCATCACCTTCAACCAGGTGAAGTCGGGCGAGGAAGTGAAGATCCGCCGCACCGTCACCGACAGCCTGATGAGCGTGCCGGTGTGCACGTTCGCCGATGGCGTCGGCATCGAGGACGACTGGCTGCGCTTCCAAAAATGGTGGGCCATCAGCGACACCGTGGCCGAGTTCAACGCCAAGGCGTGGGACAAGAAGGCGCAGTGGCACTACAACCTGCTGACCGCGCTGCCGGCCGGCGTGAACGTGGCGTTCGACACCGACGACACCAAGACGCTGAACAAGGCCGCCGCCAGCATCTTGCGCAAGTGCCGGGCCAAGGGCTACGGCGCGGGCCAGAACGCCGGCTTCGTGATCGTCTGCGCGCCGGAGGACGTGGGCCGCATCACCAAGATGCTGACCGCCACCGCCGGCACCCTGATCGTGGCGTACAACGCCAATGTGCAGCCGGTGAACGTGCACGTGAGCCAGGTGGTGGCGTCGGTGAACATCCCGGCCAACACCGGCGGCTACTACCTGGTGCTGCCCGGCCGCAAGATGAAGCGCGGCGATTGGCGCGACCTGACCGTGGAGTCGCAGCGCAACATCTACGTGCGCGCCAACGACTACGTGGGCAGCTTCCAGAGCAATGCCGCGATCGGCGACCAGGACCAGGTGTCCCGCGTGCTGTTCACGTAATCGAGACTGGAGACGACGATGCATTACCGAAACGGCCGCGAGGCGAAGAACGGCGACAAGATCGTGTCCTTGGCCGGTTATGGCATGGGCGCGGTGAGCATCAACGCCATCGGCATCCTGTACGACGCAGTGCCGGGGAGCGACTACTGCAACGGCAACATCGCGCCAGTCATCGGCGGCACGGTTACCACCGCATGCCTGTGCGATTGCCTGCACGTCGATGATCTCGCGGCGATCTTGGCCGAGAAAGGCCTCGACAAGCGCCCCGAGGGCAAGTAACCCCGGCGACCGGCAGCACGTGCCGCGCGGGCATCCTCGCGCGGCATTTTTTCAGATGACGCATGACCGAACCGAAATCCAGCATCGCCGACCTGCAGGACGAAGGCTTCGTGGATGCCCAGTTCGGCATGCCCACGAATTTCGCCGCGGCGGGCGGCTACCTGGACAAGGTACGCACCAGTGCGGCGCTGTGGGTGGAGCAGAAATGCGGCGCAGCGCCCTATGCGGCGATGGACTCGGCCACCTACGCCGGCGACTGCGCGCGTCAGGCCGAGGTGCAATACGCCAGCATGGTGCTGTTCCGCCGCCGCTACGCGTTCTACGAAAGCAACGCAGCCCGCGGCGACAACAAGGACGAGGCCATGGTGCTGAAGGAACTGCGCGCCAAGGCGGACGAGGCGCTGCAGGGCGCCATGTACTGGCTGGGCGAGGCGCTGCGCGCCGCCGGCCTGGACGACTCCGGCCTGTACGACGGCACCGGCTTTGCCAGCGGCGTGGTGGAAACCGGCCGTTATCCGCCAGGGTGGACGCCGAACTGGCCGACGCAAGCGGGGTGCCCGTGAGCATCTACGGCCCGCTGGAACTGAGCCAGCGCGTGCAGGCGCTGATGCAAGGGCTGACCGAGGCGCTGCAGCGCGGCCTCAAGTTGGGCGCCACTGCGGTGAACGATGCCGCGCGCGCCAACTTGAGCGGCACGCGCGCCGATCCCCCGTGGAGCTACCCGGTGCCGCGCCGCAAGGGCAACCTGCTGCGTCGCCAGCAGATGAAGGTGATGGATACCCACACCGCCTACGTGTTCAACGACGCGGAATACGCCGCCGCCATCCACAGCGGCTACGTGAGCGAGTGGGCCGGGCGCGGCAAGCACCGCATGCGCTCTCGGCGGCCGCGTCCATTCCTTGACGACGGCGCCGTGAGCGCGCAGCCGTTGATGGTGATCCAGCGCGAGGTGGAAGGGGAGCTGCAGGCATGGCAGTGAAGGCCTTCACCGACGCGATGGCGAACCTGCTGGTGAACGACGCCACGCTGGCCGCCGCGTTGCTGGCGCTGCTGGGCAAGCCGGTGACGCAGGTGATCCGCTCGAACGTGCCGTGGGAGCAGATCCCGCGCACGCAGCTGCCGTGCTGGGTGATCGAGCAGGGCGACGGGCAGGCCAGCAACTGGGGCACCGGCAGCGAGCCGGGCCTGGTGATCGGCCACCGATCGCAGTGCTTCACCAGCGAGCTGGACATCTGCCTGCTGTGGGACGAGGCCAGCCGCGACAACGCCGCCGACCAGCGGGCGCAGCTGCCGGAGCTGATCGGCCAGCTGATGCTGCGCAACCCCGAGCCCGGCGACGTGAGCGGCGCTTGGCTGCAGCAGTGGCAACCCGACCAGGGCGTGCGGCATCCGCTGCAGTGCTGGGCCGCGCGCATCCGCGCCGAATACGTGATCGAGGATCCGTGATGGACAAGACCTACGAGGTGACGTTTCCTATCGACGCGCTGCCCGGCGTGTTCGCCATCGGCAGCATCCGCCGCGGCCAGAGCGCGCAGGTGCGCGCCGCCGAGGCGCTGCACCTGGTGGACGTGAAAGGCCTTTCGTTCGCCAACCCCGACGATGAGGCCGCCGCGCGCCGCGAGGCCGCCGGCATCGAACCCCTTTCCGAGGAGCACTGACCATGGCCAAGCAAGTTCGCGGTTCCACCGTCCGACTGATCGGCGTTACCGATACCGCCTACGGCACGCCGCCGGCCGCGCCCACCGCGCTGGTGCTGCCCTACGTGCAGAACAACGTGAAAGCCGACCAGACGCGCGACACCGACCAGACCATCAGCGGCTACCGCGGCGCTGCGCGCAGCGTGGCCGGCAACCGCAAGGTGGGCGGCACGCTGCAGATCAACGTGGCGCCGCAGACCATCGGGTTCTGGCTCAAGCACCTGCTGGGCGCACCCACCAGCGTGCTCAACGGCGCGGTGACCACCTACACCTTCGGCGTGGCCGCCAGCGGCGCCAGCGCGCTGCCGCCCAGCTTCACCATGGAAAGCGACATGGGCGCGGACTTCACCGCGGCCAGCCGCTACGTGCGGCTTACCGGCTGCCGCATCAGCCAGGCGCAGTTCGCAGTGGGGGCCAGCGGTTTCATGCAGTTCACGCCCACGGTGGACGGCAGCGACTACACCAAGAGCGCCGCGCCGCTGGATGCTGCGCCCACCGACAACGGCCACGCCGCGTTCAGCACGCTCACCGCGGCGCTGGTGTTCGGCGGCGGTGCGCTGACGCTGGACGTGACCAAGCTGGATTTCACGCTCAACAACAACATGGACGCCGGCAATTACCTGGTGGGCGGCGGCGGCAAGCTGGGCGACATCCCCGAAGGCCTGTTCGACGTGAGCGGCACCGTGGAGGCGCTGCTGAAAGACAGCAGCCTGATCGACGCCGCCCTGAGCGACACGGACAGCAGCCTGCAGCTCACCCTGACCCGCGGCACGGGCGACGGCAGCGCCGGCAACGAGTCGCTGGAAATCCTGATTCCGGCGCTGGTGTTCGCCGCCACCACGCCCGTGGTGCCCGGCCCCAAGGGCCTGCTGCTGTCGGCCACGTTCACCGGCCACCGTACTGCCGGCGAAATCGGCATCACCGCGACGCTCAAGACGCCGATTGCGGCCATCCAGTAACCAAGGAGCAACCATGTTTCTATTCGCCGCCGATGGACGCGTGCGCTGGCCTGTGACCGTGCAGCAGGTGCAGCCCGATGGCAGCAACAAGGAGGTGACCATCACCGTCACCTACAAGCGCTTGGACCGCGACGAGCTGCGCGCGCGCACCCAGGCGCAGATCGACCTGAGCACCCGGATCGCGGCCATCCCGGCCGCGGATCAGGCCGCCGATCGCATGGCGCTGCTGAATGCGCGCATCGATGCCGACGACGCACTGCTGCGCGAGCGCGTGGTGGGCTGGTCGGGCATCGCCAACGCGGGCGGCACGGAGCTGCCGTACAGCCCCGAGCTGCGCGATGCGCTGATTGCCGACGCACTGCTGCGCAAGGTGCTGCTGGATGGCCTGATCGAGGCCAGCGAGGGAGCACGCGAAAAAAACTCACAGCCTGGGCTCGCTGGCTTGCCGGCGGACGCCCAGGGCTGAACCCCGACGACAGCGGCCCGCGCCTGTGGGACGCGGACGCGCAGTACCCGCAGACGGACCTGCCGGCCTACTGCCAGCAGTGCCAGCAAAGCGGTGGCTGCGGCGACTGCCCACGGCCGCGGCTGCTGCCGGAATGCCTGCCGGCGCGTGCCGCCTTCGACGCCTGCGAAACGCAGTGGCGATTCGGCATGGCCGGAGCCACCGGGCTGGATTACGCCGCGTGCATCGCCACGCTGCAGCTGTATCTGCCGCAGTGGCGGCGCACGGCAGCGCCGGGTGACCCGATCCACCGCATGGAGGTGGCGGACCTGCTGGGCGACCTGCGGGTGATCGAGCAGGCGCTGCTGGCGACCTGGGCGGAAAAGGCGGAGCGCAAGCAGGCCAAGCACGAGGGCGACGAGGCATGATCACCGAGAACACCCTGCGGCTGAAACTGGAGACCACCGGCGACGGCCAGCTGAAGGCGTCGATGGATGGCGCCGCCACGTCGGTGCAGGGGACCGATGAAGCGCTGCAGGGCCTGAACGCCACCGCCGCGGAAACGGCGCAGGCCCAGCAGCAGGCCGCCGATGCGATCGCCGCCACCGGCGAAAGCGCCGACGAGGCCGCCGCGCGCATCAAGGCCATGGTGGCCAGCTCGCTGGAGCGCGCCGATGCGGAGCGGGCCGCGCAGCAGGCCGCGCAGCGCACCACCACCGCCAATGCCGCGCAGGCGGAAAGCATCGCCGGCGTGGTGGCGGCGCAGAACCGCGCCATGGCCGGCGCCACGCAGATGGTGCGCAACGACGCGCTGGCGGCGAATGCCGCGAAAAACACCCAGGCCATCGAGGCGCAGCGCATCGAGCTGGCCAGCCTAGTGGGGCAGATCGACCCCACCGTGTCGGCGCTGGGCAAGCTGGACGAGCAGCAGGCCAAGCTGGCGGCGTTCCACCAGCAGGGGCTGCTGAGCGGCGACGATTTCAAGGCCTACAGCGCCGCCATCGACGCCAGCCGGGCGCGCATCACGCTGGCCGGCGAGGCCATGCACAGCTTCAACCTCAACACCGCCAACACGCGGCGCGAGGTGGGCCGGCTGGCTGGCGATATCGTCAACGGCAACTGGGGGCGCTTCCAGCAGACCGCGCTGACGCTGGCCAATTACAGCGGCCTGATGGGCGAGGCCTTCACCGCCACCGGCGCGGCCCTTGTGGGCGTGGTCGGCATTCTCGGCCTTGCGCTGGTCGCCTACCAGAAAGGCGCAGCCGAGGAGGAGGCGTTCAACAAGCAGCTGCTGCTCACCGGCAACATCGCCGGCACCACCAGCGGCCAGCTGGCGGACATGGCGCGCAACATCGCCGCGGCCACCGGTACGACCCAGCACCAGACGGCGGACACGCTGGCGCAGGTGGTGGCTACCGGCAAGTTCACCCACGACCAGCTGCAGACCGTGGCGACCGCCGCGCAGCAGTTGCAGGACGCCACTGGCCAGTCGGTCAAGGAAACCATCAAGCAGTTCGAATCGCTGGCCAACGACCCCGCGGCCGGCATCGCCAAGCTCAACGACCAGCAGCATTTCCTGACGCTGGCCATCTATGACCAGATCAAAGCCTTGCAGGATCAGGGCCAGCAGCAGCAGGCGGTGGATCTGGCGATGCAGACCTACGCCGGCACCATCTCCGACCGCACGCCGAAGATCACCGAGAACCTGGGCCTGATCGAGCAGGCATGGCGCGGCATCAAGAGTGCCGCGGAGGCGGCCGCCGACGCCGCCATGAGCGTGGGCAGAACGCCCACCGGGCAGGAAAAGTTCGATGCGCTCGCCAGCGAAAAGGACCGGCTGCAAGGCTTGCAGGCGCAGGGCGTTCAGTTCGACCCCAACAGCGGCCGCGACCTGCAATCGTCCATCGACAGCATCGTGGCGCAGATGGCCGCCATGCAGGACGCGCGGAAGGCGATGGATGTGCAAACCTCGCAGGCGGCGGCCGATCAAGCGGCGCAGGATGCGGGCATTGCCCTGGCGCGGCAGGCCGACCAGTACGCCAGCGCCGAGGTGAAGCGCGCCCGGGAAATCGAAAAGGCGCATGGCGACGCCAACGCCGCCATCGCCAAGGCGCAGCTGGCGCAGGATGCCGACCTGCGCGCCAAGCTGATCGCCCAGGCCAAAGCCAACGAGGAGGCCATTGTCGCCGGCATCCAGTCGCGCGATAAGAAGCCGCCCAAGCCGAAGGCCGACCCCTTCAACCACCTGGACCAGCTGGTGCAAACCGCCCAGGTGGCGGATGCGAACTTTGGCCTGCCGAACGGCCAGACGGAGCAGGTCAAACAGATCCTTGCCATCGTGGATGCCGGGGCGAAGCTGATCGCCAGCGGGCAGGACGTGACGCGGGTGCAGGCGCTGGTGGCGTCCGGCGTGGATGCGGTGAACGACAAGTACGCCAAGCAGGCGGCGCAACTGCAGCAGCAGAACGTCATCGCGATCCAGAAGTACCAGGACGCGCTGGACAAGGAAAACGCAGCGCTGCAGCGGAACATCGACGCGCAGGTGCTGCATGTGGGCATGGGCGACAAGGAATACCAGCGCACCATGCAGCTCAACGACGTGTACCAGAAGAACGCCGAGGCGCTGGCGCAGTTGGCAGTGGAGCGCGCCAAGCTGGTGGCCGATGGCAAGAGCACCGCTGCGATCGACGGCGAGATGGCCGCGCGCCAGGCGGACCTGCTGGTGAAGGTGGCCCTGCTGAAGCACGGTTACGACGAGCTCGACGCCGCGCAGCAGGATTGGCAACAGGGTGCCGTGCACGCGCTGCAGAACGTGCATGACAACGGCCTGGACCTGGCCAAGGGCATGAGCGATGCCGTGACCGGCGCGTTCAACGACATGACCAGCGCCGTGGTGAACTTCGCCAGCACCGGCAAGTTCAGCCTGGCGTCGTTCGCGCAGGATTTCGTGAACGCCGTGATCAAGATGGAGGCGCAGGCGCTGGAGGCGCAGGCCGCCAGTGCGCTGATGAGCTGGATGGGCGTGGGCCAGTCCTACGGCGCCGAAGGCACCAACACCTTCAACAGCCAGGGCTTCGTGTCGCACGTCGGCGGCTACGCCGACGGCGGTCCCATCCATGGGCCGGGCACCGGCACCAGCGACAGCGTGCTGATCCGCGCCAGCAAGGGCGAGTACATGCAGACCGCCGATGCGCATGCCTACTACGGCACCGCGTTCATGGATGCGGTGCGCACCAAGCGGCTGCCGAGGTTCGCAGCGGGCGGCCCCATCAGCGGCAGCTACGGCGGTGCCGGCGGCCAGCCCGCGCCGCAGATCATCGTGAACAACAACAGCAGCGCCAACGTACAGGCCAGCAGCGAGCAGCAGATGGACGGCAGCTGGATCACCCGCATGGTGATCGACGCCGTGGCCACCGACGTGGCGCGCGGCGGGCAGGCCGCCAAGGCCATGCAACAACGCTTCGGCCTGCAGCGCCGCGGCGTACCGGTAGGAGGCTGAGCATGTCCAACCCCACGTGGCCCACCACGCTGCCGGCGCCGCAGGCCGACACCAGCACCGCCTATGACGCGGCCGAGAACGTGGTGCGCACGCCCATGGAAGCCGGCGTGGCCAAGCAGCGGCGACGCTTCACCGCCGTGGCGGTGCCGTTCAAGTGCACGCTCAAGCTCACCAAGGCGCAGACGGCCACGCTGGACGACTTCGTGGTCACCACGCTGCAGGACGTGCTGCCGTTCGACTGGGTGGACTTTCGCACCGGCCTCACCGCCACGTACCGCTTCACCGGCAAACGGCCGACGTACAGCTACATCCAGGGGCAGGTGGACCGCTGGCTGGCCACGCTCGAGTTGGAGCGCATGCCATGAGGCAGGTATCTCCCCGCGCGCTGCAGGCCATGCTGGCGCAGGAAACGGCCGAGGTGTTCGTGCCGTGCCTCACCATCAACCACCCAAGCTTCGCCGCGCCGCTGCGGCTGGCCTACGACACGCAGCCGCTGGCGCGCGCCGCCGGCACGTTCCAGCCGTACCCCTTCAGCATCCGCCTGCCCAACCAGAAAGAGGACGAGATACCGCAGGTGAAGGTGACGGTGGACAACACCGACCTGCAGGTGAACGATGCCATCCGCACGCTCACCGGCCTGCCCAGCGTGACGCTGGAAGTGGTGCTGGCCAGCCAGCCCGACACGGTGGAGGCCGGCCCGTTCGATTTCAGCCTGCAGAACGTGCAGGCGGATGCCAGCAGCATCCAGGGCACGCTGGGTTACGAGGATGACGTGTTCGCTCAACAGGTGCCGGGCCAGCAGTACCTGCCGGCGAACAGCCCGGGGCTCTTTCTGTGACCATGCTCCCCGCCTGGGCCGCCGACTACGTGGGCTTGCCCTATGCCACGCACGGCCGCGAGCGTGCCGGCATCGATTGCTGGGGTCTCGTGCGCCTGGTGCTGGCGGAAGTGTTCCACGCGGAACTGCCGGACTACGCCGACCGCTACGCGGACGGCAACGACTGGGGCGCCATTGGCACCGCCGTGCGCGATGGCCTGGCCGATGGCTGGACGCGCGTGGAGCAGCCGCGCGCGGGTGACCTGTTGATTCTCAGCATTGCCGCGCGGCCGTGGCACTGCGGCCTGATGCTGGGGCCGCTGCACTTTCTGCATGCGCCACCCGACACCACCACCTGCATCGAACGACTCGACTCGCCGCGCTGGGCGCGGCGCATCCAGGGAATTTACCGCCATGGCTGACGGATCCTGCACGCTCGTCGCGCGCCCCAACCTGTTCGACCGCGACAGCACCGTGTACGCGGAGGTGCAGGCCGGGCAGACGCTGGCGAAGATGCTGGGCGAACAAGCCACGCTGGCCTGCGAGGTGAGCGTGGGCGGCTATGCCGTGCCGCGCGAGCTGTGGGGCAGGGTGCGGCCCAAGCCCGGGCAGACCATCCACGTGGCCGTGTACCCGCAGGGCGGTGGCGGCGGTGGCAACAAGATGCTCCGCACGGTGCTGCTGGTGGTGGTGGCGGTGTTGTCCGCCTATACCGGCGGCGCCGTGGGCGCGGCCTACGGATCCGCCTACGGCGCCGCCGCGGGTGCGGCGGTGGCCGTGGTGGGCTCGCTGATCGTAAACGCGCTGGTGCCGCCGCCCATGCCGAAGGGCGCCGATGCCAATGGGGGCGGCGACCCCTTCCAGCAGCTCAACAGCATCACCGGCACCAGCAACCGCGCCAACCCTTACGGCGTGGTGCCGTGCGTGGTGGGCAGCTTCCGGTTTTTCCCGCCACATTCGGCGTTGCCGTACACCGAGATCAGCGGCGAGGACCAGTACCTGCGCATGCTGCTCGACCTTGGCTACAGCACCGTGCCCGCCGATCTGGACATCAGCGATATCCAGATCGGCGAAACCGACATCGCCAGTTACGACGACGTGGAATGGGAAATCAGCACCGCGCCCAGCCTGTTCACCCAGGACGTGTACGAGCTGGCGGTGGGCACGTCGCTGGTGAACGTCAACGACACCGCCACGCGCACCACGCAGGGTGCGAGCACCGAAATTTCGCTGGATATCGTATTCGGGCAGGGGCTGTTCGGCGTGGCGACCGATGGCAGCACCACCACCGGAACGGTGCAGTTTGCCGTGCAGTACCGCCCCGTGGGCGCCAGCACGTGGACGGATATCGGCGCGGCGACCGGCCTCACGTTCTCCGGCGGCATGGCATCCATCGGCGGCTCCACGATCAGCGTGAGCAGCGGCAAGCGCAAAACGCTGCGCTGCGGCGTGCGCTGGACGGTACCGAGCGGCCAGTACGACGTGGTGGTGACGCGCGGCAGCAGTTCGTTCCCGGATTCCGGACCGGGCGGCCGCATCGGCGATGCGCAGTGGACGGTTCTGCGATCGATCAGCCCGCAGAACCCCAGCACCACCGGCACCACCAAGCTGGCCATACGCATCAAGGCCACCGACCAATTGAACGGCGTGGTGCAAAACCTGAGCGTGCTCGCCGCGCAAAAGGTGCGGCGCTGGGACAACGTGGGCATGGCGTGGCTGGCGCCTGCGGCCAGCACCAACCCTGCGTGGATCTACCTGTGGCTGATGACGCAGTGCCCGGCGGTGATGCGCCGCGTGGCCGACGCGCGCATGGACATCGCCGGCATTGCCGCGTGGGCCGCGGAATGCGACGCCAAGGGTTTGCAGCTCGGTTTCGTGATGGACAGCGGTCGCGCGTTCGGCGACGTGCTGCGCGATGTGCTGGCCGCGGGCCGCGCCAGCTTCGGCCTGCGCAACGGCCTGTACAGCGCCGTGCGCGACCTGCCGCAGGTGGTGCCGGTGCAGATGTTCACGCCGGCCAACTCGTGGGGCTTCAGCTACAGCCGCAGTTTCATGGACCTGCCGCACGCGCTGCGCGTGAAGTTCACCAACACGGAGGCCAACTACCAGCAAGACATCCGCATGGTGTACGCGGACGGTTACGACGCCGGCAACGCCACGCGTTTCGAGGAGCTGGACCTGTCGATGGTGATCGACCCCGATGCCGCGTGGCGGCTGGGGCGCTACCACCTGGCCGTGGCCTACAACCGGCCCACGCAATACACCTGGAATGCCGACATCGAACACATGGTGTGCGAGCGCGGCGACCTGGTGACCCACGCCCACGACATCACCGGCTGGGGCACCGCCTGGGGCCGCGTGAAAGCCGTGAGCGGCAGCACCCTGACGCTGGACGGGCTGGTGACGCTGGAATCCGGCAAGACCTACGCACTGCAGCTGCGCCGCAGCGACGGCACGCAGCAGAACTTCGGCATCACCACGGCCGCCGGCGACACGCAGACGGTGACGCTGGACGCGGCACCGCTGGCCACCGACGTGGGCGCGTTGTTCGTGCTTGGCGAAGTGAACCGCGTGACCGCGCAATACATCGTGCGCGCGGTGGAGCCGAGCGACGACCTGACCGCGCTGATTACCGCCGTGGACGCGGCGCCGGCCGTGCTGGATGCGGACAGCGGCACGCCGCCCACCTTTGTCAGCGACATCACGGGCAAGGCCTGGTGCGCCGCGCCGGAGCCGCCGGTGGTGCACATCCGCGCCGGCACCACGGCACCGGACGATGCAGGCGTGATCAAGGCGGTGACGGGCGTGGGCGGCTCGCCGGCTGGCGGCATCTACCGGTTCCCGGTGGCCGGCCCAGGCGGCGGAGGCGGCTGCGTGGTGGTGGAAAGCTACCTGGGCGACATGCGCCGCGCCGGCGAGGTGCAGGTGGGCGACATGCTGGACATGGCCGACCCCGCCACGCTGGCGCCGCGCAGCGAACGCGTGACGTACAGCGAGGCCAAGCTGCAACCCTGCGTGGAGCTGGTGACAGCCAGCGGCATCGTGCTGCGTTGCTCCACCACCGCGCCGCTGCCAACCGAGCATGACGGCCTGGTGCTGGCGCCACACGTGGCCGGCAAGCGCGTGGCCGTGCGCGACGGCAACGGCGAGCGCTGGGAGGCGGTGACGCGCATCCGCTCGCTGGGCCAGCGCACTGTGCAGCACATCAGCGTCAACGAAGGTTGTTTCTGGGCCGGTGCCGAGCCGGGCCGCTACGTGCTCCACCACAACAAGATGATGCGGCAAGGCCCCAACGACGACCAGCCGCGACGGGGGATTGCGTAATGGCCGCCAGCGCACCCGACTACTACGAAATCCGCTGGCGCGTGAAGAACAGCGGCGCCGCCTGGGGTGCGCCGCAGCGCGTGCATCCCTGCGACGAGGTGGTGGTGGAGGAACTGGACCGCACTCAGCTGTACGAGTTCGAGGCCCGCGCGGTGAGCGCTTGCGGCGCGAAGTCGATATGGGTGCCCAGCGACTACACGGTGCCCGGCGAGAACGCCCCGCTGGCCGTGGACACGCTCACCGCGCAGGCGCTGGCCGATGGTGTGCATCTCGGCTGGACCAGCATCGCCATCCCGCCTGCCGGCATCGAGTATTCGGTGGAGCGATCGGCGGACGGCAGCACTGGCTGGGCCGAGCGTGTGCGCGTTCGTAGTACCGCCTACACCGACCCGGAAACCAGCGGCACCACCTACTACTACCGCGTGCGCGCGGTGACGTTTGCCGGCACCTTCGGCCCGTACAGCCCAGTGGCGAGTAGTGCCGGCGTGAACGTGAGCGACATGGCGGCGGCGGCCAAGGCGGACGCGGATTCGGCGCTCACGCAGGCGCAACTGGCCAACCAGGAACTGGCCGAGATCGCCAACGACAACATGCTGTCGCCAGCGGAAAAGCCCACGGTGATCCGCGATTACCAGGTGCTCACCGCCGAACAACCCGGCATCGACGCGCAGGCGAGCGCCTACGGCATCACCACCGAGAAAACTGCCTACGACAACGCCATCACCGCGCTCACCAACTACCTCGCCACCCTGACCACCGACACCGCGTGGAACGACAAGACCGGTTACACCACCATCGTGGGCACCACGTTCCGCAGCAACTTCAACGCGGTGTACACCACGCGGCAGACGTTGCTGAATGCGATCTATGCCAAGGCGCAGGCGCTGGCGAACACAGCGCAGGCAACGGCCGATGCCGCCATGTCAAGCAGCATCGTACGCAACCCAAATTTCGCCGTCGATGCCAACTATTGGTCGTTCAGCACGGCCGCCGATTTCTATCGTGAAAACGGCAGCAACGCACCGAACCCATCCATCTCCACTTACCTGGTGCACCAAGGGAAGGCTGGCAAGACCTACGAATATGCCACCAGCACGACCTATATCCCTGTTCGTCCTGGGCAGGTAGTCGTCGGCATCATGTGTTTGCGTGCAGCCAGTCCTAATGCATCGGCCAGGGCCAATGGATGCATCAACTGGTACGACAGTAGTGGCGCCTTTATCAGCGCCTCGGAGTCGAAGCTTTTTTGTGGCGTGGGCGCCGATTTCCTGCAGGGCAATAGCCGCGTGAGCGCTGCCGCACCGGCCAATGCGGCAATTGCCACGGTTGGCGTCATCTACCGCAACCACACCAGTGGTTATATCAACGCCACGACGGCATCGCTCACGCCGCAGGTGTCGTCGCAGGACGAAGTGCCGGACGGCCAAAGCTATGTACGAAATATAGTGCAGTCCGGCAGCGCCATCGTGGTTGGCAATGCCAATTTCGAGGCGCCGTTAGGGCCCAACGGCGAGATACCCGGATGGAAAGCCATCAACGGCGCAACACTTGCCCTGCCTGGCGGCGCATTCAGCGGCGCCAAATGTCTACAGATCGTGGGGACTGGCACCAACAACTTCGGCGCGCAAAGCCCTAATTACCAATGCAGTGCGGGTGACCGCATTTTTGCCAGCGTGCAGGGTTTTGGTTTAAGCGGCAACCCCGCCGGGCTCGCCATCGTTTTCTTTGGTGCTGCTGGTTATCTTGGTGAGCAGGATTTCGTCGGCACAGCCTATGGTTCGTGGCAATTGCTGCAGGGCACTGCCGTGGCCCCGGCCGGGACGATCGGGTGCGTGGTTCAGCTCTACAACGGGAACAATCTCGGCACATCCTATTTCGATGAAGTGCAGGTAGCTCGCACGGTACCGCTTGCCACCCAGGTAGCGGGCACGCTCAGCACCCAGCGCAACCTGCCGCTGGTCACCTGGGGCAACTACGGTGGCGGTTGGTCCGGGCTCACGATGTCGTACACGGCCACGTCGTCGTCCGCAACGGTCAATGCCAGCGCCGGCACCTATGTCGGCGGCGGCGACTCCATTGCCTACAGCGCATCGAGCGTCACGCTGTCGGGCAGCCCAGGCACCTACACCTATTACCTGTATTACGACGACCCCGGCATGACCGGCGGCAGCAAGTCGCTTGGCATCACCACGAACCAGATCACATCGCTGAATGCGAACGGACGCGTGCTGCTCGGATCGATCAAGGTGACTTTTCCCGCCAGTGGCTCCGGCAGCGGCTCGGGATCTGGCGGGTGCCCCGATGAAAACGCGTGGGTTCTCCGTGCCGACCCGGAGGGCGGGCGACCCGACTGGACCGTACGCGCGAAGGATATCGAGGTGGGCCATTACCTGCGGCTGTCGGATGGCCGCGCGGGCCGCGTCACCTATTCACAACGCAAGGCCTCGCCGCGCATCCGCGTCAGCGATGACGGTCACGCGTTGACATGCTCGCCGAGCGCACCGTTGGAGCTTGCCGCTGGCGGCCATGGCGATTGCATCCTGGCGCGCAGCAGCCTGTTTGCCGGCGTGCGCATCCTGTGCCCGGCGCCGGTGCTCGCTACGCAGATCACCAGCGTGGAGCCGATGCCAGACGGCCATGTGCAGCACATCACCTGCGAAAACGCCTGTTTCTGGACCGGCGACGCGCCGGACTACCTGTTCGCCCACCACAACCGCAAACCGGATTCGCCGCCATGAGCTACACGAAGCTGACCGACCCCATCCCGAACATTGCCGATGCCGTGGCGCAGGCCATCACGCAGGCCCATTTGACCGAGCCCGTGAACGATGACTTGCTGGCCGCAGGGCAGGCCGTGCAACTGGACACCAACGACAAGGTGTGGGTATCCAGCGTTGCGCATGACAAGCCGGAGACGCCGCAGGTGGATTTCATTACCGTGGCGATCGCCTGCCGCCCCGACACCACCCCCTGGGTGAAGGCCAACGGGCAGTTGGTGTGCAGCGTGTTCTGGCATGGAGTGTGGCCGCAACCGCTGGCCGACATGGGTGTGAGCCTGGTGCGCAAGGCGCTGTTGATGGTGGCGCTGGGCGAACCGCAGCCGCAGGTGCCCATTCCCACACCGGCCGAAGGCGGACCAGCCGAGCAGGATGCGTTGCCGGGACTGGCGCAGGCGCAGCTGTCGATCCGCGCCGCGATCACGGCGGCCACGGAAACCACGGCGCCGGTGGTGGACGTGCTTTAACGGTGCCCGGACCATTTTGCTGACGCCGGCAAAATGGTCCGGGTGCGCGCTACCCCATGGATGCGCGCAGGCAGGGCGCCCCATTGTGCAGGCTGGCGCGGCCGGTGCCGCGCGGAGCCTTGCATGTCCGCCGAGAACTTCGACCGCTGCCTGCGCTGGACGCTCGGCTACGAGGGCGGCTACAGCAACCACCCCGCCGACCCGGGCAAGGCCACGATGCGCGGCATCACCCAGGCCGTGTACGACGACGACCGGCGCGAGCGCAATCTGCCGCGGCGTGACGTGCGCGACATCACCGATGCCGAGCTGCAGGCCATCTACCGCCGCCGCTACTGGCAGCTGGCTGGATGCAATGCGCTGCCGGCGGGCGTGGATTACGCGGTGTTCGACTTTGCTGTGAACAGCGGCGTGGCGCGTGCCGTGCGAACCCTGCAAGTCATCATCGGCGCGAATCAGGACGGCGCCTTCGGCCCGCGCACGCTGGCGTCGGTGACGCGCTACACGCTGGCGCAGGACACGGGCTCGCTCAGCGACCAGTTGTGCATGGCGCGCGCGACCTGGCTGCGCACGCTGGCTACCTTCGCCGCCTTCGGCAACGGTTGGATGCGCCGCGTGATGGGCGCGCAGCTCGGTGCGCAACTGGGCGACACCGGCGTGATCGATCGCGCGCTGGCGCTGGCGCTTGGCGACACGCCTTGCGAGCCGGCGGCGCAGATGTGCACGGTGAAGACCTATGCCGCCGTGGCCACCGCGTGATGGAGTTGCCACCGCCGCACGGCCAGTTCAGCGTTTGGCAGATGCTGCTGTACCCGGTATTCGCCGCGTTCGGCGGCCTGCTGGGCTACGTGCTGCGCGCCATGGATGCCGGCGCCGCGGTGAGCGTGTGGCGCGCGGTGGTGGAGGCGCTGTCAGCGGGTTTCGTGGGCGTGCTGGTGATGCTGATTTGCGAGGCGACCCACCTCAATGCGCAGTGGACCGGCGTAATGGTGGGCGTTTGCGGCTGGCTGGGCGCCACGGCCAGCATACGCATGCTGGAACGCATCGTGAGGGGAAAGCTGGGGGCCACCGCAAGCGGAGGGACCACCGATGACAAACCCTGACACTAAACACCGACACCCGCAGTTGTGGGTGGGCTACGGGCTGATTCTCGCCGTGATCGTGCTGGGCGTCACCGCGATCACCGCGCAGTTTCAGCACGCGCAGATGCGCGCCGTGGCGCGGGCGCAGGCGGCGGACATCGCCACGCTGCGCCAGGGCCGCCAGGGCGACCATCGCCGCATCGTGGCGCTGCAGGACCAGAACCACGCGCAAGACCAGTCGCTGGCGCTTGACCGCAACGACATTGCCCGCCAGCAGCGCGCGATTGCCCAACTGGGCCGTTTGCGCAACGCCGACTGGCACGCCATCACCGCGCTGCACAACGAGCTGGCCGTGCGGCGCGTGCACGACGCCGCCGTACGCGACAAGCTCAAGCAACTGGAAGCCAGCAACGCCGCTGCGCGCGCCACCATTCATGCAGCCGGGGAGGGCAAGCCGTGAGCATTCCGCCGATCTACAAGTACGGCGCCGTGGCGCTGCTGGTGCTGCTGCTGGCCGTGGCCGCGGTGGTGAGCATCGGCCGCTACGGCGCGCACCGCTACGCCGCCGGCGAGCAGGCCGGCCGCAATGCCGTGCTGGCCGACGATGCGCGCGCTGCCGCGCAGCTGCAGCAGCAGCGCGAGCAGCTGGACCAGTTCAGTGCACTGGCCACCACCCAGCTTGCGCACACGCTCGCCACCGATTTGCCAGCCGTGGAGGCCAGCACCCATGACACCGTGGAAACCATCCGCACGGTCTACCGCGACCGCCCTGTGCCTGTCGATCGCTGCACTCGCCCTGACGGCGTGCAAAAGCAACTCGACACGGCCGTTGCCCGCGCCAACGCCGCCGCCCGCGGTCAACTGTGACCGCACCCCGCCGCCGGCGCTGCTGCCCAGCGTGCCGCCGCTGGCCGGCGCCGACGACTTGCCCGCGCTGGACGCATGGATTGCGCAGGTGATCGGGATCTATCAGGGCGAGTTGACCATCCGCCGCGCGGAGCATCGGTGCATGGATGCGCTGCGCAGCAAGGGCGTGATCCGCTAGGCGTGGTGCTCGCGGTCGCGTGACGGCCGGCGCGCCGCACGCACCGCCATCGCGTCCTGCTGCTGCCACACCCGGAATTCGTGGATCAGCATCTGCCGCCGCGCGCACCATGAACAGTTCAGCGGCACCTGGCGCGGGCAGTAATCCTCCATGTCCTGCACCGGATCGAACGCGCGGGCACACTCCGGGCAGCGCGCGTTCTCCAACATGGTCATGGCTTGCTGGAAGATGGGGCGGGGCTGGATGCGGGTGGACATGCGCGGCAGGGTAGCGCCACGGCGTCTCAATCCCAGCGAGTGGGTTACTTCAGGTCGCCGCGGCAGACCGGCGTGCCTGTTTCGATGGACTGGCGCGCGGCAGCGATTTCGCGGGCATCCCAAATGCCTATGCCCCACGCGGTCACGGTCACGTCGCTACCGCCGTTCTTGGCGGCGGCAATTTCGATGCGTTCCAGGTCTTTGCCCGGGCCGTGCGCGGTGATGTGGATCACGCCGGTCTGATTGTCCGCGTAGAGGTTGCCGTCCACCTGGAACGAACCCTTGAACCAGTTGGTGCTGGTGCGGCAGTGTCGCGCGTAGGCATCCGCGCGCCGGTACGCTTCCTGGTAGGTGATCGGCGCGTGGAAGCTATCGCGCACGGCACCTTGGCCGTTTTCCTTGATGCCCATGGCACAGCCGGCGATGGCGAGCAGTGATGCGGCGACGAACGTGCAGACGATCAGGCGCACGGCGATTCCTTTTCGCAAGTTGGTCTGGCGACTTTATCGCTACAGCGTGAGGAAGGCCAAAAGCCAACCGCGCAACTTCACAACAGCAACGTCAGAAGCGCCGATTTTTTCTCGTTCGCCAACGCCGAGATCATTTGCACAAGAGTTCGATCCGCATCGGAGTTGGTGGCGTAGCCGGGTGGGTCTTCGGCCACACGCGAAACCGGTAGACCAACCCCGGTTTCCAGCCAGTACGCATCGACGCCCAGTGCGTGCGCCAACGAGCCGATGCGAGTGGTGCGCTTGCTGATGCCACGCTCCAGGTCGGAGTAGCTCTGCTGGGTGATGCTGGCGAGCTTGGCTACATCTTCCTGTGACAGCCCCCTGTCCGTTCGTGCCTGCACAAGCCGATCCGCCAGCGTTGAGGAGGTGGCCGATTTCATGGCGCGCACGCTACAGGCACGCCGGTATTGCCGCAAACAGGCATACCTGTTGACAACAACAGGCACGCCTGTATAGTGGTCACATGCACACCGATAACTCCCCACGCCAGCCACTGAACAAAGCCCTTGCTCATGCCTGTGAAATCGCGGGCGGACAGTCAGCGCTTGCCTGCTCACTCGGCCGAAAGCAGGGCACGGTATGGGAGTGGCTGTACGTGAGCGGCAGGGTGCCGCCGGACGTGGCCATGCAGGTCGAAGACATCACAGGCATACCGGCCGAGGCCATGAATGGCGACTTAGCGACCTTCGCGAAGCGCCGTCGCATTCGCGTCCGCAAGCTCCGCCGCGAGGCGGCAAATAGCGAGCAGGGCAGGGCCGCCGCATGAACCTGATCGTCTACGCCCGCGTGTCCACCGACGACCAGCGCCGCAACGGTGTGAGCATGGAACAGCAGCCGGAGCGCCTGCGCGCCTACCTTGCGCTGCACGACCACACCCAGGCCGCGCTGCTGCTGGACGAGGGCGTGAGCGCCAGCGTGCCGTTGGAACGCCGACCCGCCGGCAAGCGCGTGCTGGAGGCAATGAAGCATGGCACCGCGGACGGCGTGGTGGTGGTGCGGCTGGATCGCCTGTTTCGCGACGCGCTGGACGGCCTCACGTTTTTCCGCATGGCCCAGCGCAAGGGCTTTGCCGTGCACAGCGTGGCGGAGCTGATCGACAGCAGCACGCCTGCCGGCCGGCTGGCGCTGACCATCCAACTGGCCGCCGCGCAGTACGAACGCGAACTGGACGTGGCGCGCGCCATCGAATGCAACCGCAGCCTGCGCGAGCAGGGCAGGGTGTACGGCCCGGTGCCCTACGGCTGCGTGGCCGTGGGCGAGGGCGACGCACGCCGGCTGATGCGCGACCCGCAGACGTGGGTGCACCGCGTCACGGCCGTGCGCTTGGCCGAGAAACTGAGCCTGCGCAAGGCCTGCGCCGAGCTGGAGGCCCGCGGCATCCCCAGCCCCACCGGCAAGCGCCGGTGGAGCCCCAACACCTTGAACGACATGCGCGTGCATCACGCCGATCTTCTGCGCCTCCCCCTGCTGGACAACGACACGACGGCCGATGGCGAGCAGATTGCCAGCGTCGAAGCCAACACGCCTGACCCGGAGCGGACACATGCATGACCTGCCTGCCATGAACGCGCCGGCGCGCGCCGCGTTTGCGCGGCTGACCCACGCCACGGCCCACGAAACGATCACGCTGCAGACGCTGGCGTTTCGCATGCGCCGTGACGGCGTGAGCACCGTGGCCGGCGTGTTTGCCCTGGTCAACGAGATGCTGGCCGAGCGCGCGCAGCGCCTGGGCATGAAGCCCGACGAGCTGTGCGACGCCTACGAGGCGGCCGCCACCGACCAGCGCATAGACATGGCCTTGCTGCGCGGGGAGGCCGGCCATGCGTGAGAGCCGCCGCCAGGTGATCGCCGACCACGTGATGCTGGCCATCAGCCGCAGTGCGCTCACCGAGCGCACCTATGCCCAGTGCGTGGCCGACCTGTACATGGAGCGCACGCCGCTGCATGCGCGCGCCATCCCCTTCGCGCAGAGCGCGGACCCGTATGCCGACAGCGAGGCCAACCGGCAGACGGTGAAGCGCATGCTGGACGGCCGCGTGCGCATGGCCGTGGATATCGAGGAGGCGCTGGTGCTGGCGCTGCCGGAGCCGTACCGCCACGCGCTGATGGCGGAGCTGGCCGAGCGCCTGGGCCTGCTGGCCGCCGACCAGCCCGCGGCCGACGCCACCGGCCAGCAGCACCAGGTGGCGGAGCTGATCGCCGGCGCCGGCGCCGCGCTGGACAAGCTGGCGCCCATGCTAGACGACGGCGTGCTGGACGAGCACGACGCGCAGTACGCCGCGGCCGCGCTCGCCGCGCTGGAGGCGCTGCAGGCGCGGGTCGTCACCATCGAGGCGGCCATCCGCAGCTACGCGGTGCCGGCGGCCAGCGGCCGGAGGGCGCGGGCATGAGGCGCGATTTTGCAGGCATGCGTGCACGGGCAGCGCTGGTGATGCTCCATGCCGAATCCGCACAGCGTTGCCATGATCGCGGCGACAACCTGGGCGCTGTTTACCAGTCCGTCATTGCCGCGGAGAACGCCACAGTCGCGGAGATTTACGCGCGCCGCGCTTACGGGTTGCCTGTAACGCAGCAGCATGCGGCCTTGCGTGAGATTGGCGCCGCGCGTCGCCTCGCGACGAGGGCCATCCATTGAACCCCACCGATTTCACGGCCTCACCGGGGCCGGAAAAGAAGAACGCCCAGGGCAGCCACCCCAGGCGTTCCAGTTGTCCCACCGCTTGGAGAACGAGAGACATGACCACTGTACTGCACGTTGTACCGCCGCGCCAGTTGCGCGCCGCGGAGGCTGCGCTGCTGCGCTGGTATCCCGCCGCGCCGCTGTGCCTGATCGACCGCATCCGCCTGCACCGGCCCGGCTGGCCGGTGATCCAGGGCGGCAAGGGGAGGGCGCACGCATGAGCAGCAAGGAGCCGATCGTTATCGCCGACCTGTCCGCCGCCGTATTCCGCCGCGTGCTTGCCTTCGCGCCGGTGAACGAAATCCGCTACTACCTGTGCGGCGTGCACGTGGTGCCCGGCAAGGTGGTGCGGCTGGAAGGCACCAACGGCCACATGATCTACGTGGAGGAGGACACCAGCGGCACCGCGCAGCGCGATCTGATCGTGAACATCGGCATGCGCGGCCGCAACCTGCTGCGCGGCGACAACCGCGTGAAGGTGCACGACGACGGCAGCGTGCGCATCACCACGTTGAGTGGCGGCACGACGCTGTACATCGAGCCCGGCACCGGCGTGATCGACGCCAAGTACCCGGAGATCGAGCGCGTGATCGGCCCGATGGAAGGCTGGCACGAAGGCTTCGGCGCCTCGCTGAACGTGGAGTACCTGAAAAAGGCGCTCACCGTGCCCGGCTACATCCGGTTTTTCAGCCGCAAGGATGACCAGGGCAAGTACGACCCCAAGGGCGCCGTGATGTTCATGATGGACGGCGGCACCGTCAACGGCGGCAAGGCCTTCGGCCTGATCATGCCGATCCGCGGCACCTTCGCGCCCGACTCCGCGGTGGCCGACATGCTGCCGGCGGGACTGGTGAAGAGCAGGCCGCAGCGGGTGGCGGCATGAGCCTGCCCACCCTCTACGTCGGCATGGCCAACCCCGTGCGCGATGCGGATATCGCCCAGGCGCTGACGGTGGAAACCATCGGCGCGGTGGCCGCGCATTTCAACGTGTCGCGCACCGCGGTGCGCGCTGCGGCGGCACGGCATGCGGCGCGCCGCGACTTCGACCTGCTGCTGACCGGCCCCGACACCCCCCCGGTGCGCGTGTGCCACGTGGTGTCGTGCAAGCCATTCACGGCGGTGGCGCTGGCAGCGTTCCGCACCTACGCCGGCACGCTGAAGAAGCTGGAGATTCCCGGCTGGAAACTCACGGACGGCCACGCCAGCTGCACCGTGGCGGATATCCAGCTGGCCCTGCAGAGCGCGGCGAAGGCGGAAAAGCAATCCAACGAGGCGCCGCGCGCCCGCCGCGAGGCGCGGCAGCGCCTTGGCATGGAGGCCTGACCCCATGAGCAACGTCATCACCCTCGCCGGGCACAGCGTGCCGCAGGTGACGCTGGAGCAGGCGGTACAGCACTACCTCAGCCGCAAGCGCATGCGCGGCGCGCAGCTCAACACGCTGGTGGCCTATGGCAGCGACCTGCGCGGCTTTGCCGCCTTTGCCGCGCGGCACGACATCGACCTGATCGGCCTGGTGGGCGAGCGCCTGGTGGACCGCTGGCTGGACAGCCTGAGCATGGCCGGCCTTTCCCCGCGCACGCAGGCCCGCAAGCTGGTGGTGCTGGGCCAGCTGGTGGAGCACGCGCAGCGTGAGGGCTGGCTGCGGCACGACCCCACCAAGGATTGCCGCGTGCGCTTCACCGTGCAGCCGGTGATTGCGCCGGAGCTGTCGCCGCTGATGGCCGTGCTGGAAGGCGTGCCGGTCGACACGCCGGCCGCGCTGCGCGATCGCGCCATGCTGCGGCTGGCGCTGGACGGCGCACTGCGCGTGAGCGACGTGGTGGGGCTGGACCTGGCCCAGCCCGGCACGCCGCCGCGCCGTGGCGTGGACATGGGCCGGCCCACCGTGAACACGGTGGGCAAGGGCGGCAAGCCGGCCTGCGTGCCGATCAACCAGCGCACGGCGCAGTGGCTGCAGGCGTGGCTGGACGTGCGCGGCACCATGGCGCGCGACGACGAGCCGGCGCTGTTCGTGAGCAACCGCGGCCGGCGCATCACCCGCCAGCAGGCGCACAACCGCATCAAGCTGTGGGGCGCCCACTTCGGACTGCCCAACCTGCACTACCAGCTGCTGCGCCACCGCCGCGTGGGCGACGTGGTGGAGCGCCTGGGCCTGGAGGCCGGCCAGCACCTGGCGCGGCACGCCAAGAAATCCACCACCGCCAACGTGTACGGCGCGCAGGCCGCCGCCGTGGTGCGGCACGTGCTGCGCGAACACGCGGATCTGGATGCGCCGCTGGCGCGGGGTGCGGCATGAGCGCGGCGATCACTGATTTCGATGCGTGGCCGCGTGATCCGGCCAACGGCCGTCTGTTGTGTTCACCGGATCACCCGATGCCGAAAGGCGCCCCGGGACTGTGGTCGCATACAAACGTCAAGAGCGATGGCACCTGCTACGAGGGTTGCTGCGACGACTACGTGTGCAAGGACTGCGGCTTCGCTTGGCGTGTGGAGTGCGCGCAATGAACCACATCCCCTTCGACCCGAAATTCGCCATGCCAACCATTTCGGAACAGGCGCGCGCGACGCTGGCTCACGTCGTACTTGCCGAGTTGGATAGGGCTACGGCGAAATTCCCTACATGGCCCACCGATCCGCTGCACGCCATGGGCGTGCTGCACGAGGAAGTCGGCGAGCTGGCCAAGGCCGTGCTGCAGCTGGTCTATGAGCCGCACAAGTCGACGTTCAGTGATGTGCGTGCGGAGGCCACGCAAGCCGCTGCCATGGCGCTTCGATTCCTGATGAGCCTGGACAACTACACCTGGCGGCCGTGCGAACAGCACAGCCAGTCCACCCCTGCGGCAGCCACCGCAGCCCCTTCCACCCCCTGACCGTTCCACCGCGCGTCCATCCCGGCCGCGCACACCACCGCCTGGAGAAACCCATGAACAAGTCCACCCTGATCGCTTCCATCCTCGCCACCGCCACGCTAGCCGCCTGCGCGGGCGCACCGATCAACCACGATGCGGCCCGCGCCATGGCCGAGCGCCAGTGCCGCGTGACCGCGGCGACGGAGAAGCAATACCCCATCGACGCGCAGGGCAACGTGCGCCTGGTGAACGTGGCCTATGCCAAGTGCATGCAGGCCAAGGGCTTCGGCCCGCGGGAGGGCTGAGCGATGCAGGCGCACGCATCGCCACCCACCGACCCGCACAAGCCCGCGCTGCCGCTGCGCCCGCTGGCCGCGCTGGATGATGACGGCCGAGTCACCGTGTACGTCGGCGCCAGCTACCAGCGGCTGCAGCCGGCCGCAGCCTGGGCGCTGCTGGACCAGCTGGCCCATGCGCTGGAGGTGCCCGGCTGGCCCAGCCTGTACCGCTTCCGCACGTGGGTGGCCGGCTTCCGCCAGCTGCCCGAGCGCGATGCGGTGCGGCAGAAATTCGGCGTGTCGCGGGCCACGGCCCTGCGCTGGCTGAAGAATGAGCGCGAACGGCGCGAGGAGGCCACATGTTCCAGCGGCAAGTGATGCACGTGGCGGGCACATTCGCCCGCTGCGCGGACTGCGGCCGCGAGCCGCGCCACTACACCGCCCGCGGCAGCCTGCTGAGCGAGGGTGTGCGCTTCGGCGCCATCAAGCCGCGCCACCAGTTGAGCTGCCCCTGCGGCCGCAGCACCGGCTGGATGCCCACCCTTACCGACGCCATGCGCGCCTGGGGCGAGCTGGGCGAAACCCTGCCGCTGCCGCTGCAGCAGGCGCTGAAATCGGCCGACGTGCGGCCGATCCGGCAGGCCAGGGGAGGGCGCTGAGATGGTGGCGGATAACCCGAAACGCCCACCGCCGCCGCCACCAGACTGGCCGCCGCGACCGGATGAATGGAAAGGCATGCGGAGACCTGCGCCCGGATCCGAACTTGCCGATCTCGTGGCTCCTGCTGTTCGCCTCGACATTGCCAAGTTCGCGCTCAACGGCCTGCTGGCCAGCGGCGGCGACCGCCAGAACACCGACGCAGTGATCACCCGCGCCGTGCGCTACGCCGACGCGCTGCTGGAAGCACTCAACCGCACCCATGAGGAGGTACGCCATGCAAACGGCCGCCGTTGAGTTCGTGCCGCCGCCGATCATGGACACGCAGGCCGGACGCATGGCCCGGCGCAGCGTGATCGGCCGCGCCAGCCGTGCCGGCGCCGGCCGCGGCGCCTACCGCTGCACCGCCTGCGGCGGCCGCTGCGAGGTGCAGGTGGACTACGACGACGACGGCAACGTGGCCCACAGCCGCGGCAAGTGCCGCACCCCCAACTGCATCGCCTGGGAGGATTGACATGCTGAAAGCCTTTCGATGCACCGACATGGAACTCTATGCCGCCGCCGACGCGACGCAGTGCGCCAAGGTGTACGAGGAACACTGCGGCGAGAAGCTGGAGGACGGCTACCCCGAGGAACTGACCGACGCGGAGCTTGACGCATCGCAGCTGGAGTTCAACGAGGACGGCGAGCGCACCGGCGGCACCACATCCATCCGGCAGATGCTCGCCGAGCACGGCGACGAGCCGGGCTGGCTGGCAGGGAGCGAATGGTGATGACTAACGCACCCCTGAGCCCCCAGCACCTGGCCATCCTCGCCGAGCTGCGCCGCGGCCCGGCCACCACCATGCAGCTGATCCGCAACTGCGGCGTGATCTGCGTGAGCGCCCGCATGCACGAGCTGAAGACCCGCCACGGCTACGACATCGGCATGCAGATGGTGCGCGTGGTCGATCGCCGCCGGCACGTGGTGCGCGTGGCGCAGTACAGCCTCAACCGCCGCCACGCGAAGCGGGCGGCCTGACCACTCACGGCATGTCGGCGTGGACGGACACGCGGCCTATCAGGTTGAACGCAACCCGGGAATCCACCCGGCCACCGATGACGGGACACGGCCTTAAACGCGGCCAGCAGGTATCGAACCCTGCACATGCCACCCACTACTTCTGCGAGATATGAAGACCATGGAAAACAAAAAACATAATGGTGTGCTGACTGTCCAATTGGAGAGCGATCAGATCGTGATCCGCCTCCCTTTCGATGCACTTCAATGCGCGGCGGAGGCTTGTCCCGACCTTGAGGAGATAGATGACGATGGCGAGTTCGCGCCACCGATCGTTACCGATCTTCCTAAGTTTGCCGCCGCAGTGGTGTGTGCGCTGAGCCATGAGGAAGAAGACGGCACAACACCAGTGCATCGGATGTTCGACGCCGCATTTGTCTCAGCCATTGAGGCGGGCGGTGATGGCGTCGAAATTTTCGGTGTGGATGGTTACGAAAAAGCGAAGGCCGCGCGTGCCAAAAATGGCACTGCTGTGCCGGCATGGGAGGCTGACCATGTTCCGTAACCTCACCCTGTTCCGATTCTCGCCGGCCGTGGCCGACGACCTGCAGCGCCTGGATGAGGCGCTGGGCGAGCACCGCCTGCGCGCCTGCGGCCCGCTGGAAATGTTCACCAAGGGTTTCGTGTCGCCGGTGGGCACCGACCCCGATGCACCGCTGACGCTCACCGTGGGGCACTGCACGGGCTTCACCATAGGCGCAGAGGACAAGCTGCTGCCTTCGGCGGTGCTAAACGATGCGCTGGCGGCGAAGGTACGCAAGATCGCCGATGAGGAAGGCCGCCGGGTAGGCGGCCGCGAGCGCCGCCGGCTGCGCGAGGACCTGCTGACCGAGATGCTGCCGCGCGCCTTCGTGCGCAGCAGCCGGATGGGCGGCTACGTGGATAGGCGGCACGGCTGGATGGCGCTGGATACCTCCAGCCGCAAGGCGGCCGAGAACGCACTGACGCAGATCCGCGAGGCGCTGGGCAGCTTCCCCGCCGTGCCGCTGGCGCCGGACGAAAGCCCGCGCGCGCTGATGACGGACTGGCTGGCCAACGGCACGCTGCCGGCCGGCCTCGCCCTGGGTGACGAGTGCGAGCTGCGCGACCCGGCCACCAGTACCGGCGCCCGCTGGCGCGGCCGCAATGAAGACCTGAGCGCCGAGGACGTGCGCGAACACCTACGTAACGGCAAACAGGTGTTCAAGCTGGGCCTGGTCTACGACGACCGCATCAGCTTCGTGCTGGGCGAAGACCTGGTGCTGCGCAATGTGCGGCTCACCGACATCGTGCTGGATGCGCTGCCCGACGACAGCACGGATGCCGAAGCCGAGGCCAGCGCCACGTTCGCGCTGTTCGCCGGCGAGGTGGCGCGCCTGCTGGAGCGCATGGAGGAATGGTTCGGGTTGCCGCGGCCCAGCGACGGCGGTGCGGCATGAGCGTCTGCGAACCGAATACCCACGAAACCCTGCGCCGACGCGCGCATCTGGCTGCGCAGTGCGCCGCCAGCGCGGTGGCGGCCAGGGCATACATCGAGAATGCTGTGCTCAATGCCAAATACGGCCGGCTGGATCTTGCCGTACTCAGCGACCTGCGCGAATGCATCCGTGTCATCGAGCGCACCGTGAAGCACGCCGAGCAGTGCCGGCTGCGCATGCTGCGCAAGGCGGACCGGCAGCAGTGCCAGGCCATCCACGACAAGGTGCTGGAGGCCGCCCATGTCGCACGTTGAAGGCACCACCATCAAGCCGATGGTGCGGCTGCCGCGCGAGCCGGCGGCCTGCTGGGAATGGCTGGGCGCCGTGGACGCCAACGGCTACGCGCGCAAGCAACATCGGCGCCGCACCATGACCGCCGCGCGCTGGATGTGGGAAACGCTGTGGGGTGCGCTGCCGGCGTCGTTGGTGGTGGTGACCAGCTGCAACAGCCGCACCTGCTGCAATCCGGCACACCTGCGCGCCATCACCCTGACCGAAGCCCAGCGCGTCGGCGTGGCCGCCACGCTGACACCCGCCGACGTGATCGACATCCGCCGCGCCCGCAAGGGCCGCACCCTGCACACCGCCAGCCTGCTGGCCGAACGTCACGGCGTGAACCCCAGCGCCATCCATGCCATCTGGAAAGGGCAGACGTGGCGGCCGGCGCGCGACATGACAAAGGAGCAAGCCGCATGAGCCGCATCGCCGAATGGATCATCCGCCGCGTCACGCGCCGAGCGCCCGATTTCATCGTGGGCGGCCAGGACAATCCCTATCTGCGGCGCTGGTGGGTGATTCCGCGCAACCGGGTGTTCAACATCTACCTGCACCAGTTCCTGCGCGACGACGACGACCGTGCGCTGCACGATCACCCGTGGGCGTGGTGTTCGATCCTGCTGCGCGGAAGCTACATTGAACACACCATCGCCGCCGGTGGCATCCATCGTCACCAGCTGCGCAACGCGCCCAGCATGAAGCTCAGCGGGTCGCGCCGGGCGCATCGCATTGAGTTGTTGCGCGAGTGGGTCATGGGCAGTGGACCTCGCACGGCACGCTGCTGGACGCTATTCATCACCGGTCCTCGCATGAGGAAATGGGGATTCCATTGCCCGCGCGGTTTCGTGCCATGGCAGCAATTCACGGCCGGCGATGACCGCGGCGCCATCGGTGCCGGTTGCGGGGAGGACAACAGCCATGCGTGAGCGTCCCATCCTTTTCTCGGCGCCGATGGTTCGCGCCATCCTCGAAGGCCGCAAGACGGTGATGCGGCGGCCGATGAAGGGCATCGCGCTCGATTGGTTGGCTGGCGCCAGCTTCACGCCCGAGTATGTCGCTTCGCCCGCGAATGGCCTGTGCCCCTACGGCCAGCCAGGCGATCGGCTGTGGGTGAGGGAATCCTGGCAGTACGCCGACTGGACCGACGACGGATACCCGTGGGTGCGCTACGCCGCAGACCATGCGAAGAAGCTGCACGACCGCAGCCCTTCGGAGGAGTGGTCTGAGCGTTGGACCGACATATGGGCTGCGCTATCTGCAGACGACAACTACACCATTGACGACACTGCCGCTGATCGCCGCTGGCGCCCCTCCATCCACATGCCACGCTGGGCCAGCCGCATCACGCTGGAAGTGACCAGCATGCGCGTGGAGCGGCTGCAGGACATCAGCGAGGCGGATGCGCTCAGCGAGGGAATCCGCGAGTTGCCGCTGCAGGAACATGAGCCTGGAGCATGGTGGTGTGCCGACCCACTCGGCAATCAGACGCTGCATTTCAGAACACCGCGTGCTGCGTTTTGCAATTTGTGGGAATCGATCAACGGCGCCGACAGCTGGAACGCCAACCCGTGGGTTTGGGTGATCGAGTTCAGGCGCGCGGATATGACCGAGCCGGAGAGGATGGCTGCGTGACCCTCCGCACCTGCCCGCGCTGCCAGCAGCACACCAGCCACCGCTGGTGCTGCGGCCTGGACCTCGCCACGCGCAAGCGCTGGCGGATGACGCGCGACCGGGTGCGCATGGTTCACGTGCTGGCCCGCTCGCGCAAGGGGCTCAGCGAGGAGATGTACCGGCTTCGCCTGGCGGCCGTGGGCGTGGATTCGTCGCTGCAACTGTCGCGGCTGCAGTTCCATCAGTTGATGGCCGGGCTGCGCACGCTACCGGACTCACCGGCGTGGATCGCCGGGCGCCGGCACGCTGTGCGGCGCGGCCGCGTCGTCAGGAGTGGCTGACCGATGGGCACGCGGATGCTTGGCCATGGCTGCGCGCAGGTGGGTGATGTCTGCCCCGAGATAGCGCGCGGTGCTGTCCAGGCTTTCGTGGCCCAGCATCTGCATGATGGCGGGCAGGGGGCAGCCGTGGGCGAGCAGGGTGGTGGCCATGCTGGCGCGGAGCAGGTGAGGGTACTGCCCTGTCCATGGGCGCCGGCGCGCCGCGCGCCGCACCTTGTCGTAGCCCACCGCGTTGCCGAGCGCAGCCCGGGCATGCCGGTTGACGATGGCCCACACGCTGCGCCGGCTGCGCAGCGGGCGGCCGCCGGCCGTCAGCCACAGCGCGGCACGCTTGCCGGGCCGCGTGCCGGCGCGCAGCTGCATGTAGCACACCAGCAGGCCGTACAGTTCCGCGCTGATCGGCACCCAGCGGCTGCGACCACCTTTGCCGGCGGCTACGTAGACGGCATCCGGCAGCACGTCGCCGACACCAAGGCTCACCAGCTCGTTGGCGCGCAGGCCGGTTTCCCACAGCGTGCGCATCATCACGTTGTCGCGGTAGCCGTTGAACGTCGAAACGTCCGGCGCGGCGAGCATGGCCAGCACCTGGTCGTCGGTGAACCAGCGCACCAGCCGCGCCGGCACATGACGATTGGACGGGACGTTATTCGATTCTTGTTGCGGCGCCAGGCCGAGCAATGCCATGGTGTCGTAGAACGCGCGCAACGCGCACAGATCAATGTTGATCGTGGCCGGTGTGGCCTTTTGCCGGCGGCGATCACCCAGCCAGCGGTGCAGCAGATCGGTGTGCAGCCGATCCGCCGCGCCACCGTATGCCAGCCAGCGACGAACGATGCCGATGTACAGGCGAACCGTCGTCGGCGACCGACTACCTGCAAGGATGCGCTCAAAACGCGCCAGCGCATCCAGCTGATCCACGTGGCCCAGCATCTGCCTTCCGCAAGGCTGGGTTACTTGACTGTAACGGCGCGTTATCACACATCCAGTCCAATTGGAGGACCGGAGCAGGTCGGCAAGCTTGATTACTTTCAAACAGTTACGTGAAATTCTTCGCGTAAAATGTCATATTTGACATAATATACA